CTCTCCAAGAAATCGAGCTAATCTTCCGTAAACTTTAATTTTACTGAGCATAGCGATACCTCTTCTTTGTCCATTCTATATACTTTTGGTCATAAGTTTCTCTGCAACTAAGTCTTTTCACACAATGGTGAAGAATAGTTTGATCTCCTACATACAAAGCAACATGATCTAAATTACCTGTGCCTGTATTCATCAACAATACATCACCTACCTCTAAATCTAATGTATCATCCAATTCTTTAAAACCAGTAAGAGGTAATCCATATTCAAACAAAGGCGATTTACTGAACTCTTCAGGACTTTTGGGTCGTTCCCAATGTTTTAAAGTAATATTTTTCTTTTCTTTATACCAATCGTGTATTAAATTCCAACAATCTTGAACACCCCATACCCATTGTCTACCAATTAATCCTTTTTTGTAACCTGATGGTTCAAAATAGTGCCATTCTTTTGTTTCTGGAGTGACAATATAAAAAGGTAAATCTAAATACTCGCAGCTTGCAAGATCAGCCTGGCTAGGAAATGGTGGTATCTGTGGATGGCTATGAAAAACAGCGATAACTTCTCCAGCATCTTCAGCTTTTACCCAATCATCAGGATCAATAATAAATTGTTCACCTAAATCTTCTGCAAGATTTTTACAGGGAAAGTATTTTTCTTTGCCTTTATAAACAGCTAATAAACCACACGCTTCATGTGGTGCGTCTTTTTCTGCGTGTTTAAGTGCAATATCCTGCCAAGTCATCCAACAAACGTACCAATGCCAGGAAAAATATCTCTAGTAGCAATTCTTTTTGGTAGTTTTACATTTACTAAATCTAGGGCTGATATTGCTTCCCATTGAACAATATCTCTATTTTCACTAATTTTTCTGTCTAAAAAATAAATTTCTTGAGGAAATTCTGCTGTTGGATCAGGAGTACCAAATGGATTAGATTGTGTAGTGGAAGATGAAGTTGTCTGCTGCTGAATTGTATTTGGGTCGTTCATTGTAATTGTATTACCCATATTATTTCCATGAGTTGAACAATAATATCTCAAATCGCTTGGAGCACCTGGGTACGCTGGAGAGTAAGTTACAGTTGCATCTGTACCTAAAGTCCCTGCGTTAACTGTAGTCTGTTGTCCACCAACATCGGATTTTATTCGTAAAGGATGGTTTACATTAGAACTATGAGATTGATTAAATATATAAGTTGATCCACGTTTCATTGTGATAACTGGCTTTTGAACTCCATTTATTGCAAAAACATTATTACTGTAAGAATCTTGAACTACTGTGACAGTATATGTGACAGTTTCAGCATCAGAAGGATCAGCTACAGTTTGAGTTGATGTACTTGTAACAGTTTGCGGAGCAAAGTTAACAGCATCTAAAAAACGTGCCAAAGTTCTAATTCTTGTTAATTTTGCACCATTTAAATCGTTACCAACTGTGGTTTGGTTTACGTTTTGCATGATTGCAGTAAGCGTTCCAAAGATATTGCTGACAGATATTGTTGGTCTTGGTAAAGTTCCTGTTCCTGTAAATTCAAAACCAGTACACTCAATGGGAAATCTTAAATAACTATTACCAGCCCATACAACTTCTCCATTTACATTTAGATTTGCACCATTATGAAATCTGTAAATTGTATTAGATCCATGTAATGTTGCATCAAGTTGCAAAGTAAACAGTTCTATTACTGCTCCAGGATTTATTTCTTGTAAAGCTGAAACTGGTACTGCCATTAGGGTTCAAATACTTCTTCAAAACTAGCTGTAATTCTATTTCGATCAAATTCAAATATTTCTCTGGAAAAACTTCTACATATCCATTTAAATGTTGTTGTTGTATCAGGAGGTGACCAATCAAATGATGCTCCATCTTTTCCTCTAGCTTCTAAAAATGTTTCGATTTCATCTGCATCTTCATCATCAACATTAAAAGTAAGATTCCAAACTTTTGGATCTTGATTCAAACCAAAGGTTGTACGTTGTTGATAGCCATCTCCAAACTGAGTAATTCTAAGATTTGACTGACTACGCTTTGTAGCAGAATATTGTGGATTGTAACTAGGAAAAGTAGCCATCAGCGTAAACTAGAAAGTAGCCCTCCAGGTCTTTGTTGTTTCAACAACTCTCCTTGTACTGCAACAGATATGAGAGTTCCAAGTTCTTTTGCTCCAGCATCATCTCCTTGAACATCTGAACCTGATGCGTCTACATTAACAACAACACTTGTACTACCGCCACCTCCAAGTTTATTATTTGGCACAATCGTTCCAGATGACCTTGGTACGAATAACTCTGGCCCTTTTTCACCAACTATTGAAGGTTTACCTACTGGTGGCCTACCTCCATTACCAAATAATTTTAAAGCTCCTAATATTCCTCCTCCTTTATCTCCTCCTGAACCTAAGACAGAACCAAACAATGCTTGATTTAATGCTACATCTAAAAATTTATTAGCAATGTTATTTAACATATCACCAAGTGTAGAGGTTCCTCTTATCAATCCTGCAATTCCATTTTTTATGTCGTTGTTAATTGAATCACTTAAAGATTGAAAAGCATCTTTTATTTGTCGAGTTAATTGTAATTCTTTGTCCAAATCTTTATTTTTTTGTAATTGATCTCGTATAGCTTTTTCATCTAATGTTGCTTCTTCTCCTTTAATTTCTTTAACAGCCTCTCTAATTTTTTGCATTTCTATTTCAATCTCTCTTTCTTCTTTTGTTAAAGGTAATAAAGTTTGTTTAAAATCAAATTCTTTTTTTAAAGCATTTACTTTTCCCGTAACTATACTTTTTGCACTTTCGTCTAACCTTATACCCTCTTTTTTTGTATTTATTATTTGTTGTTCTGCAACTATTAAATCATTTATAATTTTTCTTGCTTTTTGCTCATCTCGTTCATTTACTTGACCAAATAAACCTGACCCTTTTTCTTGATTTGTAATATTTAAAATAAGTTCTTCTCTATCTTTTGGACTTAAACCTCCAAATCTTTCAGTTAATTTTCTTGTTTTTAAGAGTTTTTGTATTTCTCTTCCTTGTGCTGAGTCATCAAATTGTCCTGTCTTTTCTGCTTGTCCCTTCAACGCTGTTCTCTCTACCTTAGTGCCTAAAAATTTTAATATTCCAGAATCTTCTATAAATTCAGCAAATTTACTCTTCATAAGAGTCATTATTCTTGCGAATTGATTTCCTAATTCTTGAAAATCTTTTCCAAAATTAGTTACAGCTTCTACTCCATCATTACCAATTAAATCAATCATTTTATTTCTTGCTGCTGCAAACGCTTCCTCCTCAAGACCTAATTTTTGTAAAACTTGAATGTTTTCTTCAAATTGTGTACCAGCAACTCCTAAAGATTGAACTACTGCTTGAACATCTTTCGTTCTTTCATTTAATGCTTGTCCTAATTTTGATATTTCAACTGAAAAGTTTTGAAGTGCAGTTACAGCAGAAGTAGCAGCCAAACCTCCTGCGAAACCTCCCATCTGCCCTCCAACTAATGATCCAACACCACCACCTATAGCACCAGCACCAGCTACTAATGGCCCTTGTCCAAATAACAAGGGAAATGCACCAGAAACAATAGCACTAGATATAGCTCCACCACCTCCACCTCCTGCTCTTGCAACAGAACCTCCACCAGTACTTCGTGTTTGTGATGCAGTATTTCTTTTATTTGCATTTATTTGATTATTTCTTGTCCTTAATATTTGTTGATCTGCTTTTAAAATTTGTTTTTTTATTAATAACTCTTGTTTTAAGATTTTATTAGCACCAGAAGTACTTTTTATAGTTTTTTTATTTATAGCAGTTATACGTTTATCTAATTTTTCAACAGCAGTCAGTACTTTATTTAGTTCTCTCGCACCTACAGTCTTAATTCTTATGGTTTGATTTACAGTAGCCACTAATTAAGACTTAAATATTACTTATTCTATAATACTCGAAAAAATTATCTAGATCTACGAATTTTTTGATATTCTTTTTCTTGCTCTTCATTTACTATTGAAAAATATGCACTCCAACCTATAAGTTCATCTAAGGTCATACTTCTTATTTCTACAAGACTTTTTCCTAATTCTTTAGCCACACCAAACTGCAACATCATAAGATTATCTCTTTTCAGTTGGGCAGCTAATTCTTTGGGTCAGGTATTTCCTCTTCTGAATTAATGACAGCAAGCATTAAACTTTGTAAATCACTATCTTTTACTTCATTTTTTAATACATCAATTTCTCCTGCATTAAAGAGTTTTCTACCATTTTCATCTTGTGCTTTGGCAATAAGTAGTTGCAAAGCAAAAGCATTAGCATCATCACTTCTAGCTTGTCTTTGTGCTCTTTCTCTTTCTGCCATCGTTAATGGGCTTACATACATTTCAAAAATAGAACCATCAGATAATTCAACTTCCTTCTTTACAGGTTCAAGATTTGCAGCTTTTCTAAGCCTATCCAATGCAGATAAATTACTTGGCATGAATAATAACAATATTATATTTATACCATTCTAATATAAAACATAAAAAAACCCCAGATAAACTGAGGTTCGTTAACTTATGCTAATTAAACTAAGCAGTCTTAGATAGGTCGAATGTAGGAGCAGCACTTGGTCTGAAGGCTATCTCTACAACCTGTCCGTCATCTGGATTTACATTAAAACTTGCAGATGTAAGAATAATATCTGCCAAAATTGATCTACTTGCGTTTTGATCTACGTTAGCACCACTCATCTGACGATCAATGTACAATCTTACCTTTGCACCAGCCTGTTGACGTTGAATAACATCTTCAACCA